GGGCCAACATTGTACATTGGCAAAGCAACATCGGAACTCTTCTTCCACCAAACAGGCTGTTTGTTGGGAAGTTCCTTGATGGGATATCCGTTAACCGGTCCCATCCCCTGAGTGTGAAAGGCACTATAGCTATGGATCTTATAATCCGCAATATGTTGCTGAAGCTTAGTTACCTTGAATCGGAACCCAATGGGCGGTTCCACACCCAGTCCTCCGACAGAAATCGGAAGGAATATGTTGCGAGTAGTGAAGATTTTCCTGGGGCCTCGTTTGGCCATTATCCGCGGTAGACGAACTACAGCGAGGGACTCTTCTTCAATCTTCTCTTTGTGAAGGCGAATGAACTGTGCAGCTACTCTAGCTTGCTTACCGGGTAAACAACCCTTCAACAGTACATTGAGGTTAGTCGCGCAACTGCGGGGCAACCATGAATCCTTCAAATCATCGATGCCGACATGATCGTCAAGGCTTTCGATGTTCCTGCAACCTGCGTACCATTCGCAAGACCTCTTACCAGAAGTCTTAGACTCTTTGGTATCAGCCACCTTATGCTGATCAAAGTAGAGTCCAGTGTTGAGGAAGTCAATCTGCCAGGGCGTGTGCCCTGATGCCATTTTATAATGTACAGAGATGCTATTTACATTGGCATAGATAGAATGATGGTAGGCCTTGCCTACGGACATGTTCAGACCAACCGACTTTCCAATTCGGATATGGTCCTCCCACAAAGGACGTGGGGCACGATACAACATGTCATCTCCATTAATGAGGACATGGCGAAGCCTTTGCTCATGAGTCCAGCCCTGCTGGTGACTCTGAGTGGTACGAAGATACACACCAAGGTTCGCGAGGCACAGTATAGGAAAGCTCAAGGTCGAGCCCATTAACTGGCCGTTCCTCTGAAGGCCGCGAAACTCTACGCGGGAATGATCCTTCGTTGGATAATGGAGGCGATGAGGGCCTAGTACCGCCATCGCCAGTCGAATCTGCTCACGAGGAAGATTACCAATCAGGTATTTGAATATCTTCCCGGAATACTTCCAGGACAAGCCGTCCGTGGCAGCAGAATAGTCGACAGAAAACCATTCTTCGCTCGCATCTGAGCGCTCTACAAGATCAAGCAGATCGGTAGGACTAAATGGTCGCCCAATAAGTCGAAAGCAATCCATGTGCCTCATTGCTGAGTGCATGGCGACTTGTATGGGCTTTACTGCAAAATAGGGGAGCGTCTCCCCCTTCGAGATGACTCGAACTTTGAAAGGCTCAAGAATGGCCTGAATAGTGCAGTTTGTTGCGCGGGGCTCTCCCTGGAGATAACCCTGGACGCATATCTGAGTACGCTCCCAGTCACCAACGGCGCGAATCCGACGGATCTCGCAAACGCGGTTGTGCTGGG